AGATAGATTGTAATTTTATAGAATAGTATGATATAATAAATCACTTGTTAAAATGTTATTGATACAACTATTCTGTTACATATCTAACCCGAATAATTCAGTAATGCTATCTAATTAGATGTTAGCAAATTATTGAACTAGTGTCAATAGTTAAACAGTGGATAACTATTATATACTATTGTGCGACAACTTGACAAGGGTTGTTATACGCCTTGATAAAATTATTCTGAACGCCTTGACGGTCTTTTTTTTTATAGTATAATAAGGTTGTAATGGTTTTTACCCATATGATAAAAAAAAGATATATTACAAAAGAAAATGCATATGAAATTGGTATTTTAGGTGGACGCCCAAAAGGTTCTTTAAATCCAAATACAATTTTAGCAATCCGTACCAAAGAAGCAATGATAAAAGAGATTGAAAAACAAACCGGAAGAATTGTTAACAATCTTTTATTAGGTTCTGACAAACAAGACACATCAGCAAGTAAAGAGTTATTGGATCGTGCATTTGGGAAATCTATACAAGCTATAAATCTCCAAGCTGTTACATTTTCATTGAAAGACCTTGCAGAATATAGAGAGAAATTGAAAAATCCCCCTATAATAGATGTAGAAATAACAAAAAGCCCTTAAACACGCCCTACAACACGCCCAACAAAAATAGTTGACTTATACATCAACTATTTTTTTTGCGTGTCTTAAATCGCCTATTAGAGCCTTGCTTTTCTTATTATGCGACAAACGCCTTGCAATAGTATTGCTTGACGCCTTGCTTGACATATTGCGGATAGTGTTGCGATATGTTTTGTGATGGTGATTAGATACGCCTTGCTGGACGCATAACGACACGCTAAAAGGGATTTTCAAAACAGCCCCCGTACGACCAATAGACACGAAGCGAGGTGTATATATTTGAGGTCACCTATCAATAAAAATTTCAAAATTTTGAAACTCATTTCCTTGACATCTTTTGCAAGACGTATTGCAATATCTTTGACAAAATTATAAAAATATTTTATAAAAACTATTGACATTTTCTAAAAATATATTATAAAATTTACAGCACCCTATTGACAACACTCCAAAAAGATTGTAGAAGCCACCAAAAAAGTTATTCACAGGGTTTCCCTCACAAAGGGCTTGACAAGGGTGCAAAAATCGACTATGCTCAAAGGGAACCTTTGAGCATAGCCCGACTTGTGGTTTAATATATTTTCTTTTTTGGTTTTTAGGAATGAAAAAGCACCTCCGAGAAGGTGCTTTCTATTGACAAATTATTGTTTCTTCCGTCTTTTATAATAGCATTTAATACAAACTGTCATTCCTTTTTTTATGTCCCATAACTCATCGCATAGTGATGCTTCTTGCTCATTTTTAATTCCCAAATCTTCAAGTGTTTGCTTTATAGTTTTTTCACGTAGTACATATAATACAGGAAGATTAGGAAAAATTAATATTGTTCGTTGTCGCCCCTTTGCTTTACAATCAATGCAATGGTAATTATCTTTACGCATAACATTAATACGCCATTCGTGATATTGATAAAGAAATGATATTTTATTTACTAAAGATTCTTCTACTCTTTTTCTAGTACATTGCCCTAATTCAATATAAACCAACCCACAAATTTTACAATCTGCAGTTTTTTCTAAAATATTTATATTAGTTATTTTGTGATTATACTTTTTCATTCTTGTATTGTTACAAAGTTTACAGCTATAATATAAATAGTGTTTACTCTTTGAATCTACAAAAACGTCCTCGTCCTTAAAAAATTTTTTACAATGCCTACATATTTTTTTCATATTTTTATTTTTTTTTAATTGTATCTCGACCTTTATGTTAATCATAGTATAATAGTAAACATAACACAAATGCCAACAAATCCAACAACAAACGAGGCTAATGCGCGCATGTATTGGGAGATGGAGAAGAGTATCATTTACTCCATTTCTCAAATGTGGGGTCTTTCGCCACAACCTATAAAAGAATCCTACAAAGCCCGATGGGAATTAGGCCTCCTATTAACCCACCAAGACTGGAATGAGTTTTGCAAGAACGTAACAAAGGAGTGGTTTGAGCCGTATCAAGAAGGTCTGAATGTGACTTGGCAACAGAGTTTGGTCTTCTATGGTATAGATAAATCCTTACGCAATGAGGCCTCCAATCGTATCAGTATCGTTTCTGGCCATGGAACCGGCAAGTCTTTTATGCTTTCTATAATCATTTTGTGGTTTTTATTTATACACCCCGATTCACAAGTAGCAGTAACCTCCCCCGGGCAGCAACAACTTTACGATGTCTTGTGGAAGGAGTTAAAGAAGTGGATTGATAAAATGCCTAAAAACATGGGAGAGCTATACCTATGGGAGTCCTCTCACATTAGGATGAAAGAATCCCCACAGACATGGTTTGCTCGAGCTAAGACTGCTTCAAAGGAGAATACTGAAGCTCTTGCAGGAGTTCATGCGGACTGGGTATTAATTGGTGTAGATGAGGCCTCGGGCGTGGAGGAGCCTATTTTTGAGACTATGGAGGGAGCGTTGACCTCTGGACAAGTACTGGTATTTCTTATAGGGAATGGAACACGTTCTATAGGCTACTTCTATGACACGCATCACAAGGATAAGGAGAGGTGGCAGAATTATTCATTCTCATCGCTAGACTCCCCAAAGGTTGATAGTAAGTATGTAACTGCTATTGTGGAGAAATACGGCTCCGACTCTACCCAATACGCCATCAGGGTACTAGGGCATTTTCCAGATGAGGGGGTTATGGATGATAAGGGCTATGTCCAAATGTTTAACAAAAAGGATTTGCATTGGATTGATTTTGACCCTAATTGGCTTCCTATTGGACGCGTAATAGGTGCTGTTGATCCGAGTGGCGAAGGGGATGACAAAACGGAGTGGGCGGTTAAGGATAGGCAGATACTTGCTATTGTGGCAGAGGAGAGTAAAAGTACACCGGCTGGTATAGCTGTGAAGTCCATGACTGTTTGTGATAGGTTTAAAATACATCCTAGCGATTTTCTTATAGATTCTTTTGGCGTGGGCGCAGATGTGGCAATGGAAATTGCATTGGCCTCTGCACAAACAAAAAAGGCGTGGAGGACTTATCCTGTGAATGTTGGGGAGCCTTGCGAGAGTGATGATGATAAATTACAGTTCATTAATAAGAGAGCCGAAATGTATTTTAAACTTTTGAAATGGTGTCAAACAGGTGGGCAACTGATGAGGTCGGAAAGGTTTGAGGATGAACTGCTATCCATCCGTTTCAAAAGAACGTCTTCTGGAAGGATACAGATAATGGATAAGGTGCAATCTAAGAAGTTAGGATTCCCCAGCCCAAACAAAGCGGATGCTGCAGCGCTATGTTTTTTAATAAATAATTACAATACTTTAAGAACTCCTGATAATCCACAGGCAAATGTATTTGACAGATTTCTTACGGTGGAGTAAAATAAATGAAATGCGAAACACTTCTAAAGATATTAAAATAAAAAATGCCACTATCGACTACTATGGTACTGGTTCGGATACAAAAGAGAAATCAAGGTTTGAAACTATTGCAAGATTTATTACAGGTAGGTATAATAATATAAAATTAACAGAAGAAGAAATGTCTGCTGTTAAGTCAATAAAAGGAAATATGGAAGACCCTCTATATATGAGTTCTTTTATATAATAATAATATGACAGATGTTTTACATCCAAATAGCGAGCAAAACAATATTCCTCAAATAGAGTATTCAGATGCTGGCAAAACGTATATTAATTTTATGCGGCAACGTTTAATATCTGCTCGTGATGAACGTGACAGACCGCGTACGGAATTTGATGATATGAGTTTTTTGGTGTGGTATGAATTAATGAAGCGCGCGGATGACCAGTATGTAGCACCTAGGAAGAACAAACAGGATACTAGTATTAACCTTGGAACTATTAGGGACAAGAATACTACACTTGTTGAATACGCGCAGAAGTATGACTTTGAACCTGTTGCACAGGTCTTTGACGACAATGATGACATGATGATTGAATTGGCGGAAACGGCTGAGGATATGGTTAGGAAGTCTTTTTTATTGGAAAATTTTAAGGATAAGCAAAAATTAATTGGACGAGGAATGACTGCGTTTGGCGTGGCGATGATTGAAGATCATTACGTGGAGCGCTGGGCTATTGAAAAGCAATTTGGAAAGGGGGCGAAGGTTGGTTCAATTAAGGCTACTTGGACGGATAAGAATGTAAAGGTTTATGATGGTTGCGAATCTAAATTATGGGACTTGAGGAAATGTTACTTTGGGGATATTAG